GGACTTCCTCGAACCAGATCGCAGCAACGGGTCCGGACAGCCGGTCAATCTCGGTCAGCCAGTTGGTGAAGCGCAGGTAGCGCATGCCGCCGCCGTCGAAGCGGCCGGGGCGCAGCGAGACGGTGCCGCTGGTGATCAGGCCGTCATGGCCGCGGATCGCCCAGCCGGTCGAGGTGCCGAGGTCGAGCGCGAGGATGCAGGGGAGCAGTCCGCCACTGTCCTCCATCCGAACCGGAGGGTTGGTGACGGGTGTGACGGATGTGACAGATAGTTCCCTATCTGCTCCACAGGCGCGCACATGCGCGCGCGTAACGGTCTTATAGGTATGATCCGTCACATCCGTCACACTCTCTGAATTCATTGGCATTTTCCTATTCTCCCGAGAAAAGGTCAGAGTTGCTGTCATCGAGGGCGATGCCCCGGAATCCCTTCGCGGCGCGGGTGTTGTGACGCTCGAATCCCCGGACGATCAGGGCTTCCGAGAAGCGCTTGACCGAGCCTGCGAACTCGCCGTTCGCATCGGCCCACGCCTTCCAGTCGGCGAACATCGCGGAGGTGCTGGCGCTGAGGTGCAACCCGACAGAGCAGCGCTCGTCGATCCAGCGACCGATGGCGTCCTCAGCCTCGAAGTAGTCCTCTGTCGCGGCCATCACGGCGGGCGGCGGGCGCAGCCCTGTCCGCTGCCATTCGATGCAGCCCTCGAGCGCCCACGCGAGGATCCCGTCGCGTTCGGCCAGCAGCCTGTCCGCCAGATGCTTGTCGCGCCGCGCGGGCGGGATGGTAACGGTGAACGGCACCATGTGCAGTCGACGCTTCATCGCCTCATCGACGTTGCGGATTGAAGGCTTGTGGTTGCCGACGATCAGCAGCTTGAACTGCGGGATGAACTCGAAGAAATCCTGCCGCATGAAGCGGGCCGTGATCTTGTCGCCCCCGGTCAGCGCCTTCAGCTTGCTCTCGGCCCAGCGGCTGCCCTGTTCGGTTTCGATGGACGTGACGATGCGCGCCCCGCGCAGCCCGGCCATGTCGGTCGGGTGGCGATCACCCTGCGTGGCCATGAACATGTCCATCGGCGCGACGGTGGCGTAGTCGCCGAGGATGGCGGTCAGGGTGTTGGCGAAGACGGATTTCCCGTTTGCGCCGGTGCCGTAGAGGAAGAACAGCGCGTGCTCGGTGGTCACGCCCGTCAGGCAGTAGCCCGCCATGCGCTGCAGGTAGGATTGCAGTTCGCCGTCCCCGCCCGTGACGGTTTCGAGAAACCCGAGCCAGACCGGGCAAGCGTCGGCGACCGATGCCCCGGCGATGCGAGTCATGAAGAGGCCGGGGTCGTGCAGCAGCGACGCGCCACTACGCAGGTCGACCACGCCGCCGGGCGTGTTCAATAGCCAGGGATCGCGATCCCACGGCTCCGTCGTGGTTGCGTGGCGGCGGTCGGAACGGGCAAGCCGCTCCACGGCGGAGACGGTCGCGGCGCTTGAAAGCTTCGCCTTCAGTCGCGCAGACCCGGCGCGCGACGCCGCCTCGCGGCAGATCATCCGGGCCAGATCGAAGGCCTGCAGCGTCTCCTCGCGCCGCCAGAGCTTCCCCGACCAGGTCAGCCATTGCCCCCAGCCGGCGACGTAGCGCCATGTCTTGGCATGTTGGGCTGCGAAGGTTGCGGCGAGCGCATCCTCGGTGAAGCGAACCGGCACTGGCCCATCATGCCCCCCGCCAGCAGGGCCGCCGCCATCGCGAACGTCATCCTCGTCATCGATCTCGCCGTTGCGGGCGGCGTCGCGTTTCCAGAGGCGTTCGGCTTCCTCGCGCAGCCGATCCTCCGGCCAGGGAGGGGCAACGCGGGCCGTGTTGTAGGAGACGATTTCCTCCCACGCCTGTTCGCGCGGCACATGGCCTTCGCGGGCACGGCGGATCCAGTAGCCGATCACTCGCGACAGCGCGTCGAACCGGGTGGTGCCATCCACGCCGCCTTCGCGGACCTGGCGGCCGAACAACTCGGTCACGCTGCCGCGCTCGGTGGCGGCCATGTTGAAGTCGAGCCCGTTTTCGCCTTCGAGCGGCGGCATCGCGATGATCGCTTCGAGCAGCTCGCCAAGGTCGTGATCGCGAGGATCGTGGTTCAGGATCTGCACCAGCCGCCGAAGACCCTGTTTGGCGTGGATCGATCCCGCCACGCGGATCGGCTGGTGCGCGGACCGGAATGAAGGGTCGCCGCCGACCTTCGCGGCGATCATGTGCCGGGCGCGGCAGACCGTGGCGATGTCGTCGCCTTCGGCAGGCTCGGTCAGACGCCAGTAGAGGTGCAGCTTGCGCTGGCCCTCGGCGGTGACACCACCGGACCCGACCTCGAGTGTCGGACTTCCGAGATGCTGCACGAGATGGTCACGCTTCGAACCGATGTCGCCATTGTCGAGATCGACCAGCACCACCTGCGTCTGCACGATGCTCTCGGCCCGTGCGTCGCCTGGGGCCGCAACCGTGCCGGGCGCGACGAACAAGGCCATGCCGGCGTCGCTCGCCCATGTCGCCTGAAGCGCAAGTTTCGCGGCGAGCGTGGTGTCCGCTTCGATGAAGGGAACATGTGGCGGACCATCGCCCGCGCCTTTCTCGGCCAGAGCACGGACCGGCACCCAGCCGTCGCAGTAGCCGAACACGACGTCGGCATAGATCGCGATCATTTCGGCGTCGGGCGCGACGTCGTCGGGCGCGATGGTGTCGGACGGGACCGTCATGCCCAGCACCGTTCCCGCCACGCACAGAAGCGGCATTCGAAGTGGTAGGGGTCGGCCGTGTGGCGGGGAAGAAGTTCGCCCGCATCACAGGCGCGCAGGATCGTCACCGCCTTGTCGCTGGCGGACTGGGCGAGTGCGGCATCGAACGGCACGAGTTCGTGCCAGATCTCACAGGTATCCTTGTTGATCGCGGTGAAGAGCGCGGGCGCCTCGGTCAGGTCGAGATAGGCCTGGTAGAGTGCGATCTGCGCGGCGTAGACCGGCTTGGCCTTTCCGACGCCGTGCTTCGCGATTTCCCGCCAGTTCTTGGCGTTGGCCGATTTGCACTCCCAGAGCGCCGGAACCGCCATGCCGTTCGGCGCGGCGACGACCACCCCGTCGGCATGCCCCTGGACGCGCCCACCAACGACCGAAAAGCCGAACTGATCGCCATGGCGATTGCGCGTGCGAAGGTCGAACCCGGCCTTGCGCAGCCAGGCGATGGCCAGGTCTTCGAGAACGTGCCCGAGCGCGAAGATCCGCAGGGACTTGCCCGAGAACCCTGCGCTCGGGTCCTTCGGCGTCTTCAGGTATTCGTATTGCAGCCTGCGCTGGCAGATGTCGCCCAGCCGGCTGCCCCCGAGATAGTCGCGCTGGGGACGTTCGGCCTGTTCCGCAATTAGAGCGGTGTCGATGCTGGCATTGACGGTGTCTGCGAAGCTGGGCGGCTTCTCCCGATGGTTGAAGTCGAAAGCGGCGTTCATCAGAACGGCACCTCCGGATCGGGCCGGGGCGCGCTGGTTTGCATCGCCTCCTGGAAACCGTCGACGGCGGCCGTCGCGAGCGCGAGCGCCTGTGCTTCGCTGAGATCGGCGAACCGCGTGGTCCATCCGATCTCTGCCATCAGTTCGGCCATGTTGCGGAGGGCTGCCCGGAGGGCTGCCTGTTCGCGCTCGTCGGGATCGATCATGCGCCGGCCCCACTATTGGGCGCTGGCGTGCGGGAATGCGGGATGGCGCGGTGCGCCGGATAGATGCTGTTCATGGGAGAGCTCCAGATGCTCTCCTCACCTACCGGCGGGGGGGGCGGACTGTCGGATGGTCTAGAAGGAACCTTGCGCGAACAGATGCTTGTGCGAGAGCTGTTCGGCCGATAGCCTCAACAGACCCCCTTTCAAGTAGGAGCCGAGTCGCGCATGGCGTCATTCAACCCGAAAGTATTCATTCGGCCTGATGGCTTGAAACGGATTGCCAACGTCAACCTGATCGCTCTTCTGGAGCCGTGGCGTGAATACTTTGCAGGGCGCGAATTTCTATTTCCCAGCGACCCCGAAGCTGAATTTCCGCACGACGGTCTGGCCAAGGTCCTCCTGACCTACGACCCGGACATGCCTGCGCAGCTCATGGACGGTCTCTACTACATTGACGAGGCAGCTTCAGACGAAACGCTCGAATGGTTGCTCGAACGAGCTGCCGAGGAAGGCATCGTTATTTCCCCGGAAGGGAAGCCGACAAACGCCGATGTGGCTGTGCAAATCTATCTTGCGCGACCCAGTATCCTTGAGGCGCGAACGGTCAAGGCAATTGCATTCAACAAGTCAGCCTTCCAGTACTATCCCGGACGCCATGAGAATGGACGTGACTTGCCAGACATCAGCGAAGAACAGCTGAAACAGATGGCAGAGATCATGAATCCTTGGTTCGACGGCAAGCTGAAAGGGCGCGGAGTCCGTATTTTTGTCTTTCAGCGGGAGCACAAGTTCTGGCTCGTCATTCGCCACGGAAAATTGGCGGTCCGCGAAGGGAAACACGAGGAGGATGGTGAGACCGGTGCCGCCTTCTTTCGGCCGCAGAAGCACGACGTAGTGATCTACGATGCCGCAGCCGACCTTCTCGGCATCAATGCGGAGACCAAGGGGGAGAAAGACCTGTATATTCGCACACTTGGTGAC